CATGATGTCAAGCTTTAAATTTCTACAAAAAGTTTAGCGTCCTACAATATCCTATGTCCAAGGTCAATGGACAAAGTGTCGCGGCTCAGAGAAGAGCGTGTGGGCGGGACCCACCCAAGGAAAAAAAAGAAAAAAATGTTTCACGTGAAACATGGGCCTGTGGCCTGTTGCCTGTGGACTACACTTGTGGGTTGTGGTGCGTGCTTGTGGGCGGGACCCACCCTTTTTTTCTATTTCTGCTTGAGGGCTGGAGGAATACGTCCAGCCCTCTTGTTCCTTGTTAGGAATTTTTCACACTTGCGGACGTAGGCCTTTGATAGGTCCTTATGATCGCAAATAAAATAATTTATTAAATTATTATGCTTAGATCTAATGCTTGCCATAACTAATATTTTTAATTTTTGGGTTCCAGCATTTTCTACAATCTAAACATTGGCCGCCCTGCTCAGGCGCTGGACATGTTGCTTTAGTTGTAACTACTGTTGAAGTATTGGGCCAGCTGCTCACTGGTCCCTGGTTCACCATCGGTGAAGATAATCTAATAGTTAAATTGTCAGGCTTATATTTTAAATATTTTTTTACCCATGCTTCTTTAGTTGGCATCCAATGCATTCTAGTAGGCGTTAATCTACAGACGGCATAAATTTTTTGAAGGTGTTCCAGGTCCTGAACATCGCCCGAGTCGTGCCATCTAAAAATATCAGGCTTTTTTGAATTGATTAACATAGTCATTGCGTCGACCCATCGAGGATCTTTAATAGCTTTTAATCTTCTATACTGTGCATCTTGTACAACTTTAAAAACGTAACAACCCTTAAGCGCATAACAGTCATTACACACGCTGCCTTCTTTATCCTGCAGCTTGCCGCCCGTGTTGCATTCTTTAGCGGGTATACCAATTGACCAGCCAGGCATTTTTCCAGGTTTACTTAGGCCGCCAACTATTTGCCAGGCTTTTTTAGTATTCATAAATTTTGGGTTACCTGCTGGCCAGCCGTCAGGCTTGCAACTTTTTTCGCCCGTAGGGCATTTTAATTTATTCATTTTGTATTCCTTTCGTTTCCTTCATATAGGATATTATTGCACAAGATGCAAGATCCACGGCCAAAATAAATATAAATAAACTTCTTGACATATCCTACAATATCCTTTACACTTGGACGGCGGCTGGGGATGGTGGTATATATTATAGAGAAGAGCTTGTGGGCGGGACCCACCCGTGGCTTGTGAGCTTGTGGTTAGTGCTTGTGGGCGGGACCCACCCGGGGGGGGGAGATTTTTTAAAAAAAGACTTGGTGGGTGATACTCTGGATACTCCTATAACCCCAGAACTTTTATGATGGAGATCTATCCCCACTCCACGTCCGAGCGCATTGCTCAATCGGTATTCCGATCCCAGAGCTGTGGAACAAGACACTTGCGCGGCCTAGGCATAACAGTCTCACAGCTCTGGGATCGGATTGTCGTTGCACTGTACCCATATTTCAACGCGATGAAATACAAATAACGGGCATCCGTATATCCGATCCCAGATCACAGGGGACGCGATTTCAGTCAACCAACCTGTGATCAGGGATCAGTAGCAGGCGTATATGTTTGCTTATTTATACGCTACTAATTATTTACTAACTACCGATCCCAGATCAAAATAGGCTTGTTTATAAAACATTAATCACTCAGAGGTAATTACTTCCCCCTAGTAGTTAAGCGGGTAAAATTTAAAAGCTTACCCCTTTATAGCTTACCCATTCCGATCCCAGGTCTATTAAGCAGGTACCTACTACAAAGAGTTACCTAATAGACCAGGGATCAGTAGCTGGTCGCTCATTGCGTCTTACCAGCTATAATCCTACTTGCTTTTTCTGGTGCAAGTCCCATGATCACTTGAGTTTTTTTCGCCGTAGTGACCAAAAGGGCGATAAAATAGTTATAGCACAATATCCTATATACTCAAGGACAATATTGTCGCACCCTAGAGAAGAGCATGTGGGCGGGTCCCACCCATATAAAAAAAATAAAACTGCGACGTTTTGTCATGTTTTATTCTATCCTATAATAACCTATAACTAATTTATAACTAACAAATGAAAGGAATACAGTTATGCAACCATTAAGAAAAGACCACGTCGACCATTACAAAGAATTCGTTAGAGATGAATTCAGTATTGCGTCGAATAGAGTAGAACGTGAAATATCACAACAGGCTCAAGATAAAGTTGAGGAAGTTGGAGATAAGTTCTCGCAAGTAATAAATAAAAACTTGCCTAGTCTAATTAAAGACATGGCAAAAAAAGAAAAAGCGTTAAGGGATTTTCAAGATAAAAGACAATCTATTGAAAATGACTTGCGTTATGAAGCACAAAAAATCGCGGATCAGATCACCGAGATTTTTAATAATACAATCAAACGTAATAAGTGGGATATGAGCAGAATAAATATTGATATCCATGATGACAAAGACGCTGTTGATTACATAACAAAGAAAATTAAAAAGGCTTGTTATGAAGAGGCAGAAGTCCACGCTAGAGCAAAACATAAATTGTATCATGCACTTTCAAATAAAAAGAAAAAGTGTTTGAATATACTTTATACTGGAAGCCATATTCAACCAACGTTGGTTGAGTTGCAAAAAGAAATGGCAACCGCTAACATACCGTTAGAGTTGCCAAATTCATTACTAGCTTTACCGAGTAAATAATATGGACTGGAATATTATTTTATATATTGGTATGGCTTTAATCATAGGCGGTTTCAGTTTGTTTCTATATTCAGAAATAAAGTTGCGAGAAATAGATCGTAAGTTATTTTTGAGTGAGCAGTTGCACAAAGCTTTTATGGAAGCAAAAAAACAACAACAAATGGAGTTTAAATTTGATAAGTAAATAAACAATACCTAACCACTACATATAGTATGTCCTATATGTAGTGGGTAAAATAATTCTTGACACAATATGTAGAGGGAAGAGCATGTGGGCGGGACCCACCCTAAAAAAAAGAAAAAAGGCAACACTACATCTTGTGCCAAAGTTATCCACAGGCACTAAAGTGCCAAATTAATTGTTTACAATATAGGATATTCTGCTAAATTAAAATTAACTTAACGAAAGGAATACAATGATGTTAATAACTAAAAAAGACGGAACAGAACTTAAACTTTTAAAAAAAGAGTTTAAGAAATACTTTGCAGATCTTATGGCAGCAGAATTAAAAGTTGAAATTCTGAAAGCTGTAAAAGAGAATGTAAAAGAGTTGGAAGCGGATGGACATAGTGTTTATCCTCCCGAAGAATACATTCGAGATGTAAAACTCCCGGCTGAATTTGTTTTTGATTTAACTAAAAAACATTATTCAGATTATTCTGATTTCAAAGGAACATTAACCAATTCTAAATTTGGTTTAATGGATTATGTTTTTGGAGTGAATAATCTTTCAATGTTGCACAGACTTTGCAACATAGTTGGTTGGACAAAAGAAAATAGAGAAGAGGCATCTCGTATGCTTGGCCGAGGTTCAGAAGCCAGAGTTCTTCATAAGAATTTAGTGGAGAAATCAGCACAGATCACGGATGAAATGTTGATACCAAAGCATCCAGATCCACAGACTTATATTATTGATCCGAAAAGAATACCGGAAAGTAAATAGAGTTCGTTAAGGAACATGGCCATGCAGTATTTGCATGGCCTATCCTACATTATCCTATGCAGAAACTGCATAGCTCATAGAGAAGAGCATGTGGGCGGGACCCACCCTAAGAGGGGACCCTAAAGGAACTATATCAGAATTCAAACTGTTTGCGTTTATATGCTTCACCCTTAAAATTATAGGGGTCCCAAGTCTACCCTATATAGTTTGATTTACTCATCTTTCCGAGTATAATACTTCACCACCCATATTAAAATATATGCTAACTGTTGAAGATATTAATAAAATTGAAGATCCTCTTGAGCGAAGAAAGCTCAAAATACAGATTATAGAGAGACATCAAAGAAAAGAACTTAAACAAGTTCGTACTAAATTTTTGCCTTTTGTAAAAAAGATGTGGCCAGATTTTATAGAGGGGTCCCATCATCAAACCATAGCAGACAAATTTAATAGATTGGCTTCCGGAGAATTGACCCGTCTAATTATAAACATGCCACCTAGGCATACTAAATCTGAATTTGCGTCGTTCTTTCTTCCTGCTTTTATGATAGGGCAAAATCCTAAATTAAAAATTATTCAAGCAACTCACACAGCGGAGCTTGCAGTAAACTTTGGTCGTAAAGCAAAACATTTAATTGACTCAGAAGATTATCAACAAATTTTTAACACAAGACTCCAAGAAGATAGTAAAGCTGCAGGACGTTGGAATACATCAGAGGGTGGTGAATATTTTGCTGTTGGTGTCCAAGGTGCGGTAACCGGTAGAGGTGCTGATCTACTCATCATCGATGATCCACATTCAGAGCAAGATATAAACTCGCCTTCTGCATTTGATAATGCCTACGAATGGTACACATCAGGACCAAGACAAAGGCTTCAACCAGGAGGTCGTATTGTTTTAGTTATGACTAGATGGTCTACAAAAGATTTAACACAAAGATTAATTAATGCACAAAGCAACGAGAACGCGGATCAATGGGAAGTCGTAGAGTTCCCTGCAGTCTTACCTAATGGTAAACCTGTTTGGCCTGAGTATTGGAAAATTGAAGATTTAAATTCGGTTAAAGCATCAGCGGGTCTTGCAAAGTGGAACGCGCAATACATGCAAAACCCAACTTCAGAAGAAGGAGCTCTTATTAAACGTGAGTGGTGGAAAAATTGGGAGCATAAAGATATGCCTCGTATTGAACATACCATTCAAAGTTATGATACAGCTTACTTAAAAAAAGAAACTGCCGACTACAGTGCAATCACTACCTGGGGAGTCTTTCGTCCTAATGAAGACTCGCCTCGTCAATTAATATTATTAGATGCGTTTAAAGAACGTTTAGAGTTTCCAGAGCTTCGTCGTGTAGCACTTGAGCAATATAAATATTGGAATCCTGAAACAGTGATTATTGAAGCAAAGGCATCCGGACTTCCTTTGATGTATGAGTTAAGAGCTATGGGAATTCCTGCAATGAATTTTACACCTAGTAAAGGTCAAGATAAAATTGCAAGAGTAAATGCAGTTTCTCCCCTTTTTGAAGCCGGACAAATTTGGGCGCCTCTTGATCAGGAGTTCGCTCAAGAAGTTGTTGAAGAATGTGCAGCGTTTCCTTATGGCGATCATGACGATTTAGTTGACAGTACAACACAGGCTCTGTTAAGATACAGACAAGGCGGATTTATAGATCACCCTGAAGATTATCGAGAAGAAGAAAAGCCAAAGAAAAAAAAGAAATTTTACTGGTAATGAAAAAAAACCCTACTCTTACTAAAAATATGTCCCATGTTAAATGGGATCAGATACCCCCGGTTCGAGGACCTGAGCCCTTGATTAATCAAACAAAACCAACTATACAAGATAAATTGGAGAATATAAATGGCAGACATAGACAAAGCATTAACCGAAATAAGAAAAAAGGTTGAAATAGCAGGGCCCGAGGAACAAGTTGAGGTCCAAGAAGAAATTACAGAATCATTACCAAACGCCGGTGACGCAGAAATTACTCCCACTGAAGATGGCGGTGTAGAAATTGATTTTGAACCTGGAGCATTTAACCAAGCACAAAGTGAAAATCACTTTGACAATTTAGCTGAGTTATTACCAGAGGAAACATTAGGTCCTCTAGGTTCAGAATTAAATCAAAACTACATGGATTATAAAGAGTCTCGTAAAGAATGGGAACACAGTTACATAACGGGACTAGATCTTTTAGGATTTAAATATGAAGATAGAACAGAACCTTTTAATGGAGCTGCAGGTGCAACTCACCCAGTTCTTGCAGAAGCAGTTACACAATTTCAAGCATTAGCTTACAAAGAATTACTTCCAGCAGATGGACCTATTAGAACTCAAGTAATGGGTGCACCTTCTCCTGAAAAAGAAATGCAATCAACTAGAGTAAAAGATTTTATGAACTATCAATTAATGGATCAGATGAAGGAATACGAACCTGAATTCGATCAATTGTTATTTTATCTACCTCTTGCTGGATCTGCCTTTAAGAAAGTTTATTATGATGATCTTTTAGGCAGAGCAGTTTCTAAATTTGTACCTGCGGAAGATTTGGTAGTTCCCTATTCTGCAACATCTTTAGAAGATGCAACGGCCGTGATCCATGTGATTAAAACCAAAGAGAATGATTTAAGAAAACAACAAGTGAATGGTTTCTACAGAGACGTGGAACTCGGATCTCCTGCAGATACAGAATCTGATTTGGAGAGAAAAGAAAGAGAGTTAGAGGGAATACAAAAAACACAAAATGAAGATATCTATAATATTTTAGAATTCCATGTCGATTTAGATTTAGAAGGATTCGAGGACCGAGGAGATGATGGTCAACCTACTGGAATTAAATTACCTTACATTGTAACACTTGAAGAAGCATCACGTGAAGTATTATCTATTAGAAGAAACTATGAAATAAATGATCCCTTAAAAAAGAAAATTTCTTATTTTGTTCATTTTAAATTTTTACCAGGACTAGGCTTTTATGGTTTTGGTTTAATTCATATGATAGGTGGATTATCAAGAACTGCAACTGCAGCCCTAAGATCATTACTAGATGCCGGTACCCTTTCCAATTTACCAGCAGGATTTAAGATGCGTGGAATTAGAATTAGAGATGATGCGCAATCTATTACTCCAGGTGAATTTAGAGATGTGGATGCTCCAGGTGGAAATATTAAAGATGCTTTTATGGCACTTCCATTTAAAGAGCCTTCACAAACTTTGTTACAACTAATGGGGGTCGTAGTATCCGCAGGTCAACGTTTCGCTTCAATAGCAGACTTGCAAGTAGGTGATGGGAACCAACAAGCGGCAGTGGGTACGACCGTAGCGCTGTTGGAAAGAGGAAGCAGAACAATGTCTGCGATTCACAAAAGAATTTATGTGAGTCTTAAACATGAGTTCAAAATGCTTGCTCGAGTATTTAAAACCTATTTACCACAAGAGTATCCTTATGACGTGGTAGGTGGTCAAAGAACTATTAAGCAACAAGACTTTGATGATAGAATAGATATTTTACCTGTAGCAGACCCTAATATATTTTCTCAATCACAAAGAATTTCAATTGCTCAAGCTGAATTACAGTTAGCACAATCAAATCCTGGGATGCATAATCTATATAATGCGTATCGTGCTATGTATGAAGCGTTAGGTGTAAAAAATATTGACATGGTTTTAAAACCAGTTCCAAAACCAACTCCAATGGATCCTAGTATTGAAGCTATTCAAGCTTTAGGTGGACAACCCTTCCAAGCGTTTAAAGGACAAGACCATAGAGCTCACATAACAGCCCATATGAACTTTATGTCGTCTTCGATGGCTAGAGGAAATCCAATGGTAACCGCTTCAATGCAAAAAAATATTTTTGAACACATAAGTTTGATGGCATTAGAGCAAGTTGAAGTAGAATTTAAAGATCAAATTTTAATGATGCAACAAATGCAACAACAGATGCAAGCAAATCCTGCAATGGCGCAAGATCCACAGGTGCAACAACAGATGATGGCAGTAAATATGCAGATAGAGTCTAGAAAAGCCGTTTTAATTGCAGAAATGTTTGAAGATTTTGCTAAAGAAGAGCAAGAATTAATGGGTGAATATGGAAATGATCCAATTGCTAAACTAAAAGCAAGAGAATTGGACATTAGAGCAAAAGATGACTTCACAAAAGCACAACAATCCCAAGAAAAAATCAATCTTGACCGAATGAAAGCTTTTATGAACCAACAAAACAAGGATGAAAAGATGGAACAGAACGAAGACCTAGCAGAATTACGTGCTGCCACTTCCCTTGCTAAACAAGAAATGGCTAACCGAAGTAAAATGCACGATTTTGGTAGAAATTTTAAAAAAAAATAATTATAACAGCTTAAGGAGAAAATTATGGCAGATTTAAAAAATAAACTTTCTTATGGTAGAAAAGGAACTGTTGCTTCATCTAATGCAACTGGTGGTGTAGAGATTGCAACTCCAGAAGTTAGAACTGAAACAGATCCAAGATCTACTATCCTTACAAACCAAGACAGAGTCTTTAACAAAATAGGTGTTGGAGATAATGTTGAGGTTAGAGGAACTAGAAGAATGTTAAAATCTAAAAGTAAAAAAGCTACTTGGTACTAACATGTGGTTATCGGCAATTAAATTAGCCGTTTCTGCTGGTAGTAAAATTTATGCTAACAAGCAGAGAACGAAGATGGCGATGTCTGATGCACAGCTT